CGGTCGATCCGTTTGTGGCAATCAAAATTTTGGATGCGTTGGTAGGGTCAGCGGCATTGGTAGCTTGCCAAGAAGCGGCAGTAGCCGTTCCGCTAGGTACAGCGTAAATACCTGTAGTTGAGTTGGCCGTGGTGGTTGTGAATAAAGTTCTGCTCAGCAAAGTTGAGTTGCTGAAATCGCCTTGGTATGCAACGGTAGCCGTAACCGTTGTAAAAACACCAGAACCGCTTTGAGTCGAGGTTTTAACCCATGTCGAGCTGGAGGTGTTGTAAGCAATCGTGCAGTATTCCCCCACTGCAATAGTCAAGCCGCCGACCGTTTGGGCGTAGCCGCCAGTGGTGCTATTCATGACTGTGTAGGTCTTGCTCGATGCAGGCAGAGTAACCGTGCGTGTTGCAGTGCGTGCGCCGGACAGCAGGAGAATGGCGTATTGGGCCGAGGTGCTGGAGAGGTTGGTGCCCGAGCTGGTCGCCTGTGTGATGGTCAGTGTTACGTTGCCATCGGTCGTAATGTTTTGAGTACCAGCGACAGCTACGTCAAGAATGGAGGATACGCCGTTGTTTACATCGTCGCCCCAGGTTCCCGCTTCAGTGCCGTCTACCGGCTGAACAAGAGCTAACAGTGAGGTATATCCAATAGACATAGTAGTTCCTTAATTCTTCACTTGCGTCCAAGTGGTACTTTGAGCATCGTTAATTTGCGACCACGACACTGACTGAGTATCGTTAACATTTTGCCAGTTTGCGGTTTGGTTGTCACTAACATTTGACCATGTTACCGTCTGAGTATCATTTATTTGTGACCAATTCGGGGTTTGATTGTCGGGAATCGGGTTCCACAGCAGCGCTCCCAAGAAAGAGTCGGCCATCGTAGCTGTCTCAATGACGTTCGCCATCATAACAATATAGTTTGACCAAGCGTCCGTTACCGTCGCAGTTTCAGTCACCGAAACCTGAATCACATTCGAGGGTGTAACGCTATCCGTTACAGTCGCCGTTTCCACCACAGAGGCAGGTAGGCTATTGACCCCATTGACGGTATCCGTAATTGTTGCAGTCTCAGTCAGCGTATTGTTGTAAATCTGACCGCCAAAAGACGACTCAGTAACCGTAGCCGTCTCACTAACCGCCACATTAAAGTTGACCTGCACAGCTACAGTATCCGTTGCGGTCGCAACCTCAGACACTGAAACGCCCATGACGTTGGAAACATTAACAGAATCTGTGACTACAGTGGTCTCATTGACCGCCATGTTCATCGTCAAGGTGGCGGAGTTAACGTCAGTAACTGTTGCTGTCTCAGAAATACTGCTGGAATAAACCACTACCCCAGACTGAGAATCCGTCACCGTAGCAGTCTCGGACACCGACATATTCATTGTCAGCGTGTCGCTCACAGTATCTGTAACAGTCGCCACCTCAGTGACGGCCATATTCATCGTCAGCGTGTCAGAAACGGTATCAGTAACAGTGGCATTCTCGCTAACCGCAACACTCATCACATTGGAAGCGTTTACAGAGTCGGTAACAGTGGCCGTCTCAGATACTGCCATGTTCATGGTCAGCGTGCTGGATTCAGACTCTGTTACTGTAGAAGTCTCACTGACCGCTACGTTGTATGCAACTTGAGCTGATTCAGATTCAGTGATCGTCGCCGTCTCACTGACCGACATGCTCATGTTAATGGTGTCGGATTCTGTTTCTGTAATAGTGGCCGTTTCGCTGACCGATACGCTGATTACATTTGATACATTGACAGAATCTGTAACCGTTGATGTTTCGCTGACAGAAACATTAGCTGCATATTGAACATCCTGGCTATTCGTTACCGCAGCCGTTTCACTTATTGCACTTGTGAACGCCTGTACCGAAGACTCTGAATCGGTAACGGTAGCTGTTTCAGCGGTCGTGTTGTCGTAGACCGATCTACTCCAAGCGGCCTGACCCCATGTTCCCGATCCCCAGCCGCCCGTTGTTGACATGGGTTAAGCAGCTACTAAGTCTGCCTCTGGAAACCAAGTTTGCTGGGCGTTGCCTTGTGCGTCAGTCCAATGAACCAAATAGCTGATGTTGCCATTTGAATCAATGGTCATATCTTCCACTGGGCCGGTAGGTACAGTCGCTACCAACTTGACGGTTTCGCCAACTTTGAAATTTGCAGCCATGTTAAATCCTTAGCAGTTGGCAGTCCAGGTCACGTTCAAAACGTCACCAGACAAAACAGAACGGTTACCAGATGTAAAGCTACCGGCGCTGAACAGCGTACCAGTCGTGCCGCCAATCGTATTGCTAGTGGTCAAGAACGCGCCCGCAACCGTGTTAGTAGCATTGATGTTAAACGCTGTAGCAGAAGTGGAAATAGTTCCCGTACCAGCAGAACCAGCACCGCCACCGGAAGCAGTGGCAGACCCAAAAGAAGCCGCAGGGCGTGTAGAGTTTGAATAGCCAGTGATTTCAGTCCAGCCGCTGTGCGAAGACATAGTGTCCGCAGCGTTGTAAGTAGGAGAAGTTCCGCCATTAACGAGCCCTAAGTACCAAGCAGCAGTGTAGGATGTACCAGCAAAATACTTGTTCAACAAGTCAATCTTACCGACGTTCACCACCAAGTTGGGGAAGTGTTCTTCCCATTTCAGGTTTCCTTCAGAGTCGTAGCAGGTAGCGGTAAACCGACCTGTAATGACCATATCCTCGTTGGCATTTTTGCCAATAGTAACCGAAGCGCTGGGGGCGTCTTGGACGTTCAGTTTTTCAATGTTGCTCATAAAGTTCCTTATGCGCTCCGAATCAGCGCGGTTGAGTAAGTGTTAGCAGGCATGGTTACCGTAAACGTAGAGGTGCAGGTCTTATCTGAACCAAAATCAATCACAGCAATCGAAGCGTTAGAAGCCGTAGCATCATAAATCAAAGCACACCGTGCCGTAAAGTTGGCAGGGCTCCAAATCACGTTCGCAAAGTTAACATACACCACGCTATTAACAGCGTCGTAGTTAATTGTGACGCCACTCATGGTCTGCCCGCCAGCGGTGTATCCGGTGCCGGTAATCTCATTCACCGAAGAATATACGGTGGTAGTCTGGTTAAGCGTTGCATTACCGTTGTAAAGCGCCATCTTAATAGTATCTGTAGCCAAATTAAACTGTCCGTTGTACAGCCCAAGTTTGAAGCTAGTGGTTTGACCCTGGAGAATACTTGACATTACACGGCCTCGAAATGGTTCCACTTGGCGCGATTCAGCGCCCGTGGGATAACCTGTAAATTGTTGGGGACATGGAGGCCGGACACAGTTTCACCTTGCAATGGAACGAAGTGGTCTACTTCATACTGGATTCCAAGCATTTTAGTCCGCAATGACGCAAGTGCATAGGCTTCTCGCATTAGCCATAAATCATCTTTTGTAAGCCACTGAGGTGTACGTTGCTTCTGGGCACATTTGCGTAATCTGGCGGCAGCAGAAGTAGCGCCTGGATTCTTTGCTGCCCATGCACGCTTCATTTGAGCAATTGCATCTTTGCGCTCAGTGCGATACCACTTGTCATAGGCCAACTTCTTGGCGCGCATCTCAGGATCAGTCTTGCGTTTTTCAGTTACTTTAGCGTTGTTCTTGGCGCGGTGAGCCAATGTTTTTTCAGGATCGGCGGCACGATTTTTTCTAGTGTGCTCTCTTGCGCATTCTACGCAAGCGCCACTTACGCGCCGATGACCCTCTAGCTCTGGATGTTTTTTGCATGGAGAGCCATAGCAGGTGGGAAGCCCCAACTGTTTGGCCTCTTGACGTGTGTACCGGATCATGTGACAGGCTGGCGGTATTGACCGCTGCGGTAGGAATCCATTCTCTCAAGGCCATCGCCCAAACGCTTGGCTTGAGATAAGGCTTCTTTGTACTTAGTATCGTAAAAGACCATAAGATCTTTCTCGCCCTTCATGAATGTGTAAGCTTCAACTAAGGTTCCATACAGCAATGCTGCATCGTAGTTGTCACCCAACCAAGTCATGCCGTTAGTCTGGTTCAGGCTGGTAATGGTCATAGCAAAACCACTGCCGGTCGCAAGGCTGATAGACAGCACATCACCAGAAGCATAACCAGAGCCGCCAGTTTCCAAACTTACCGATGTCACCACCCCACCAGACACCACGATAGTGGCCGTTGCGTTAACGCCAGTGCCGCCGGTCAATGCTTGGTTGTAGTAAGTGCCATTGGGATAGCCAGATCCTGCCGTAAAGCTTCCGGGCAGGCTAATGATAATCCCAGGGATGATTGATGGCGGATAGAAGAAGTAATGCAGCTCGACCGCATAGTTCTGATCCGGCGTTGGCCCCATCATGAACGACAGCTCATTGGGCAAAGCAGACTGCGGGCCAAAGATCGCGTAGTGGGTAGGCATCCCAGTGCTACCAGGATAGGGGAAAGCTTCACGAATGAAGTTTACATCCTTGTTCAGCAGATACTGATACGGCCCTTGGAAGGTAATTGTACCGGATACTGTACCAGTGTTAACGACACTCAGATAAACAGTCGTTCCTGCCACCGCCAAGACCAGCGCACCAGAGCCGATACCTGTGCCGGTCACGGCCTGACCTGTGGCAATGTTGGATCCGCTTGAAACGGTAATTGTATTTTGCCCAGTAACGCCTGATGTGGCCGTTGTGGTTACCAGCGAAAAGGCCGCTAAAGAGTAGGTAGACAGATAGTCTGCAGGAGCGGACAGATATGGATTGCTTGTGCTGACCGTGCCGGTTACGTTCTTACGCAGAGACGGAAACTGGATGTCGTTGTATATACGTTGCTCAGCTTGTTCAATGAACGTGTTGACATCTTCCGTTTGGAAGGTGTTTTCAGTGTAGTTCTGAACCTCAGTGACAAGCTGATAGTAATTCACGCCATTGGCCCCCGAGCCATCACGCCTTTAGTGGCTGCACCAGTTCCGCGAATCTTGATACCAGACTTTTCAGTGGGCTCATAATCCTTGCTGGAGATATTGCCAACACTCATGTGAACATCTTGGGCCTTTTGGCGGTCGCTGGGGCCGTAGCCTGCAGGAGCCAAGCTGGGTTTGCCACCAGTCATGGTGTGGGGTTCTGCATACGTCGATGCAGGGCCGACTTCTTTGCCGCCCTTTTTCATGGAAAACTTAGCCATTACTTGCTCCCAGATTTTTGATTGTGGGCGCGAGCCAGGTTACGGCCAACAGCCTTCATGGCCTTGCCAGTAACGCCGCCTTTAGCAAGCTTAATGACGGTGCCCTTGCCGCCTTTGTGCTCTTGCTTGTCGTGCTCTTTGAAAGCCTTTTTGATCATAGCAATGTCTTGCTTTTTATCTTTGGCTTCCTCTTTGCGCTCTTCAGCTTTGGATTCGCCCATCATCTTTTTAGCCATTTTCTACTCCTACGTAGTAACTATTGACACTGTACCAACACTTGCCACTGTTGCCAAGTAATTTGGCGTCAGTTTTGCATCAAATAACTGAGAACCACCAATTGGATTCCAGCCCCACTGGATATCCCGAGAACCTCCTGCCGGATATCCCAAAGGATCCAAGCCAGACGTTACATAACTCAAATCTGGCCGAGGCTGACGCACCGCTTGTGGGTCATCCACCGGATACATACCTAGTTGCAACTGCGGATGATCAGGATCCCAGCACTCTGGGCAGACTTTCAGCTGATATAGCTTGGTCTTAATGACCTCCATCTTCAGCTGCTTCAGCTTATACCGCTGCCCGCACCGATCACACTCCGCAATCGAATACTTGCCACTAGCAAACCGATTACCCATCAGGCACTCCCAATGAACATCTGTCTCGGCACAAACCGAATAGCAGCTTTCTCCCGATCTTCACCTGCAGCCAAGTTAAATTGCTCGTCGTAAGCCTCTTTCAGCATCTGCACACGCTGCGCCAGCTCAGGAACCTTCATGGCTATGTGATAAGCCAACCCAGCCGCCGCTGCGGGCAGGAAACGGAAGTTCATATCCTGTGTTTGCATACCAGAACCAGCATCTTCCACACGACGCATACGCCAATAGACGAATGTATAGGTCGTAGATGGGTCTGGAGTAGGCCAAACTGTGATTGCAGGAAGCCAATTGATGTATATAGCAGTGCCAAATACATGAGAAGCGGCTGTCGTGCCATTTTGTGCGCGGAAACAGTTACCCAACTGGTTGCCAGTGATGTAGTTGTAGTAGATTGTCTCGGTGCCGATGTTAATATACCCCGCTGCGGCCAGTCCATCGGTCGAGCTCAGGGTAATTGTGGTGTCTGTAGTGCCAATAGCCGCCGCCAAAATCAAAGCAGTCGGCTGAATCTCGCCAGACATACGCTGAACCATCACCTGAATAGGCCGTGCCTGAGTCAGTTTGTTGGGAATCGTCGCGTATGTGGGCATACTGATTCGAGTAATGTTCAAATCAGCTTGGTTAGACGTGTTATTTGCATTGGTGCGGATCACATGATCCAGCAAATCAATGGTATCGTTTGGTAGCGGATAAGTATTGAGCCCAGTCGTAAACGTAATCGTTCCCTGCTCAATCGTCCACATGTTGATACCGCGATTTTGCCATTCGATGGTCATCAGATTCATCGAACGACGTGCAGTTCTCAGGTCATAGCCTGACCGCATCTCACGGCCAGCACGCTCCCACGCCTCTTCCGCTAAGTCGGTGAAGCTTAAATCAAAGGAAGACGTGCCGGATGTGGTCATTTACGCATACCCTTCAGAGTCTCTGCCAAACGTGCCCGTTGGCCCAGCTTACCAGGCTTCTTAGCCGCAGCAGCCAGCTTCTTGGCTGGAATAGTTTTGCCTTCTTTGACGCCCAGCTCTTTACGCAAAGCACCTGGTTTCTTGATCGCGCCAGCAATCCAATTCTTTGTAGCCATGATTTACCCCTTCGCAGCACGCATGTTATCTACTAAATTTGGGTAAGGACGACCAGCTGCTTTAGCCATTGCTTTTGCCTTGGCCTTCTTCTTAGACGTCAGTGGTTTAGGCTCACCAAGATTCTTTGGTCGAGCCTTGTCCCAAACTTCTCCACCCTTTTTATATTGGGTGAAGTCGGTATCATCACGACGAGCCTTGGTTCTACCCTTCGGCATCTTTGAGGGTGCAATGTCACCCATACCACGGCTTGCCATCATAATTTACCTCAGCAGAATTTGCCTTTGGTAAAGCCTTTAGTGGCAATACCATCAGCACGTTTAGAAGCGGAGCTCTTTACCGAGCCGCCAGAAGCGTAGTTCTTCTTGGGGTTCGAGGGAGTTTTAACAGATTTGTCGTAAGCGCGAGTAGCTGCAGCACGGTCTTTCATTTCCTTCACGTCTGCAGGAGACATGTCGTCAGTTTGACCTTTGGGCTGGGCCATGAAGCCGTCGCCGTCAACATCGCCGCCGTCATCATAGTGCTTCTTAACGCGACCGCCCTTTTTCATGGCGGGCATACCACCAGGCTGAGGAGCCATAGGCTGAGCAGGGCCAGCCATAGCAGGAGCAGCAGGTGCAGCGGGAGCAGCATTAGCGCCTTGGGCAGCGGCCATGCGGGCCATCAAAGCCGCTTTAACGCGAGGGTTCATTGGGGGTCGCATTGTTGCCATGACAGCTCCTTATTTCTTTGCCATGCCGCCACCGCACATAGCCATCACATGTTCGTGATGCAGCTTGTGACCAGCAGCGTGATGTTTGAAGTGCTCATGGTGTTGCTTATGGCCGTCGCCGCCATAGTGCTTTTCCATGTGATGTACATGATGCAAATGCTTAGGAGTTTCCTCCTTCATGTTCTTCATTTCTTCGTGTTTCATGTCAGCTCCTTATTTACGGACTTTACCGCCACGTTTCATACCGGTAGTGCTACCGGCCATTTTAGGCTCCATAGCGCGTGTGTGACCACGTTCTTGAATGCCGTGTTCGCCGTGAGCACGCTTGCTGCCTGCGGGTACTTTAGCCATTTTGGAAGTAGTCATACCTTTGCTCTGGTCTTTGGTTTCGGTACCAATGGTATCGCCACCCATAGCCATCTTCAAATGATGATGAGCCATCTTCATGTGATGTTCTTTAGTTGCCATATCGCCACCTCTTGAGAATTTACGGCCTTTATCGGCCTCGTTAAAGTCTTTTCCCACAGACTGTGGGATACCCACCTTTTTGGCGAAAGCAGCGTTATGTGCTACTGCCGCCATCAGATTGTGTTGTGCCTTGCTCTTGCTTGGCATCACTTTGCCCCTTGCTGAAGAAGCTGGTCAATTTTGCCTTCAAGCTTGTTAAAGCGTTGGTCAATGTGCTCAGTAATTTTGTTAAGCTCATCATTGGTCACATACCCCTTTGCGATTTCCTCGCGTGTACGGTTGAGCAAAATCTCGATCCGTTTCAGATCATTAGACTTCTCTTTCAAGAAAAAGGCAACCATCCCCAGAATCAGGGATAGTCCACCCGACCAGATCATGTTCCCGTCCATTACAGATACCGACCCTTGGTATGACCTTTGAGCGCAATACCGTCGGCACGTTTAGATGCAGATGTGCGTGAAGGCGCTTTAACTTTTCCGCCTTTTTTCATACCTTTTAACTGCTCCGCAGTAGGACCGCCTTGTTTTCCTCGACCGCCACCAACTTCCCGCTCTGGATTTTCTGATGAGCCGGGGCCTACGTAACGAGATGCACCTGGTTCGCCCATTTCAGGCTTGTTTGGCATCTCAGAAACATCGTAATCCTGGTAACCCACATCGTTACCTTGCGCGTCTTTTACAAAACGAGTAGTTGGATTTACGTCGCGGTATTTGTATACAGATGTTGCCATTTTTACCTCAGCATTTCCACGCCCGCAGGCTTTTGTTGATCCGGCTGTCAGGGTCCTTAGCAGTCTTCTCGCTAGTCAGCTTTTTCTTCATGCCTTCCATACGAGCGCAGAAGGAATCGCGTCGGCTTCCGCCCTCGGGTTGCGGGGGCTTCAGATTCATCCCTTGCTTTTTGGCGCTGGCCCGCCCCTTGGCGTTCAAGCCGCCGTTGGGGTTCTTGCCTTCCTTGCGTTGCCATGCGGGAGATTTAGCCATGATTAGCTCACTGAGTTAGCGATCAAATAGCCACCAGCAAAGATGCTACCAACAAACGGACCACCCGAGTTAGATTTCAATTGGAACTGAATATCAGTGCCCCCCTCGTGCTGAACTGGCACGGTATAAGGGATATTGAAGATCTGAACAAACGGCGATTGAGACAACACGTTTGTGTTACCGCTATACGCTAGTGGATACCCGTTGATGTTATCTTGTGGGTTACCTAAGTTGAACTTATTGTACTCAGCAAAAAGCATGTAGTTGCTAGATGTAAACCCAATGCTGGCATTGCCTTGGACGTACGACAAATAGAACGTGTAGCCGTTAGGAACCGTAAAAATAGATGCCTGTGTCTGCCCAATACCGGGGTTAATCTGCGCGTACAACACCGTGCTGTTCTTGCATGTGATCGTTCCAGCATTCACACCATTGGTAATATACAAACCGTTGATACGCAAGTACGAATTAACCGTAGTCACACCCGTTATGCCATTCAACACAATGTATTCAGACAGCAAGTTGTAGTTAGCGTCCAAGCCCATAATGAATACGGTCTGGGTATCAGTAGTGCTGGATACCAAAGTCATCTGCACGGCAGACGAAGGGTACGCATAAGCGCCGCCGGATTGGGTCAAACCCTCCCAGCATGGGCCAAGGGCAGTGGAACCCACTTGGGTACTATAGCCAAAGATTTCGACGGGGTAATGAAAAGCAATATCCCCACGACCAACCTGCAACTCAAAGGGTTCATGACGACCCTTACGAGTGATGGAGGTAGGCGAAGAATTGCCGTAAAACGAAGTTGTGCTGACAGCCATAATTGATCTCCTTAGTTACAAAGAGGGGGCCGTAGCCCCCAGATCAATCAGTCAAGGTTACCGTAGGGGTACTGAGTCAGCGTACCGATATTGTTATCGGGCTGTGAGTAACGCAAGATGAAGTTCAGTTTGCCGCCAGTGGGAGCCGCAACGCTTGTGCCTGTAATGCTCAGAGTAAACACAACTTGCGACAAGAACGAAGGGTTAGCGCCCAAGGTGGGGTTCTGAATATCAGCAGTGGTAGCCAACAAGTTAGCCAAATTCGTGCCGGTATAGGTGATGCTTTGACGGCCAGCAGTGCCAACAGTCGTAGTGCCCAGAGCGGCAGTAGCATAAGCGGGAGTACCGGCAGCGGCAGTGTAGTTGTTGGAAACAAACACACTCACGTTGCTCAACGTAGCACCAGACTCACCAGTGATGGCGGAGATGTAGTCCACAGTCACGTCAATGATTTCGCTGCCATTGGGAATATACATCACAACGCCGCGATACACCTGAGTGGTGGTATCGGCGGGGATGGTTTGCACGGTAGGGCCGTTAGCGCTGTAAACGCTAGAGGGGGTATAAACTGTACCAAGCAGGTTGGGGATGTTGTTGCCCCAAGCAAACTGACCAGAGCCACCAGAGTAACCAGCAGTGCCAGCAGTGCTGTTGGAAAGATCAATGTAGCAGTCTTGTTCCAAGACTGTGTAACCGACGTCGCGCAAAGCGCCAAAACGGTTGTCGCCCGAGAGGATTGGGCCTTCAAAAACTGAACGTGCCATTATAAAACTCCTTTTAAATAAGCATACTTGAGAGCCATTCTACGAACAGTAGAGGTTTC